CAAAACTTGGGCGTAAACTGGAGTTTAGCAGGATTAAATGTTGTTTATGTATCATTAGAACTTAGTGAACAACTTATCAGTATGCGTCTTGATGCTATGGTCAGTGAGTTTGGCACTAAAGAAATTATGCGTAACATGGATGATGTTGATCTCAAAGTGCGTATGAAAGGTAAAGGAGCCGGTAAATTTAGAGTTAAACAGATGCCTAATGGTGTAACTGCAAATGATATTAGAGCATTTGTTCGAGAATATGAAATAAATGCAGATGTAAAAGTAGATGCACTGTTAGTTGACTACTTGGATCTCATGATGCCAATTAGTGCTAGAGTTAGTCCAGGTGATTTGTTTATCAAAGACAAATATGTTTCTGAGGAATTGAGAAATTTAGCAGTTGAAAAGGGATTATTATTAGTAACAGCATCACAGTTAAACAGAGGTGCAGTTGAAGAAATAGAATTTGATCATCATCATATTGCAGGCGGCATCTCAAAAATACAAACAGCAGACAATGTTGTGGGTATCTTTACAAGCAATGCTATGCGAGAACGTGGAAGGTATCAAATACAGTTTATGAAAACACGTTCTAGCAGTGGTGTTGGCAGTAAAGTTGATCTAAAATTTAATCCAGATACGTTACGAGTGTCAGATCTAGATGACGATGATGAGGATGCATTGACAGTAACTACATCATCATTAGTTGATCAGCTCAAACGCAGTAATAGTATAAAAGCAGATGAGCCATCTGCTGAAAATACAGTTAGTCAGGCATTAGGCATACGAGAGTTCTTAAAGAAAAACGACATGTAGATGATAAATATGTGTAATTAAGGAATAAATGCTGTGAAAAAAACAAGAAGTATATTAGAAGAGTTAAATTCTATCAGTGTTGATAGGAATAAACACCATATTCTTGAAAATCGTGTAGAGCATTTAGTTTCTAGTGCCGCAAATATCAAAAAAACATTGTATGAGCTATATGACGAAGAGACTGAACTAGATCTAGAGCGTAGACTTATAAACAGTCTTAAAAGCGGTGACCACATGAAATTTTCACGAGGCATAAAGAAAATTGTAAAAGAGAGCACCGATGAGAATCAACGAGATAAATGAAGCACCTCAAAGTAGGGCAAGACAACAGTTTCTAAAAAACAAACAAAAGCGAAACTTTCAGCAAGGTGCTGTTCAATCTATGGGCAGAATTGCTCAAATGGCCAGACAAAAATCGGCTACCAGAGATTATCAATCATCAGAAATAAAATTACCAGACGGTAGAATGTTTAGTAATTCCGCACAGGGTTGGATTGAAGTTGATCCAAAAACTAAAAAACCAGCACAAGGTGCTGTGCCTTTAAGCCCAACATCTGCACAAGCAAAACAGTTAGACAAATATTATGCTAACAAAGGACAAGAACCTAAAGGTTTTATGTCTAAGATGAAGGATAAGTTTAACCAAGCGATTGGCGGAGAACTTGCAACCAAAACTAAAGCAGACCCAAATGCCAATGTGTGGAAAAGAACAGGCGCAACTGCAGGCGCAGGTATTGGTAGAGCAATGGGTAATTTATTAAGAAGTAAACCTCAAATTGATCAACCAACAGATAAGAAAGCAGTATCTAATGTTGCAAAAACAGATTTAGGTTATTTACAAAAAGCAGTTATGGGAGGCGACGAGCAAGCCGCACAAAAATTTGTAGATGAGTTATCTAGAATGAAATCTCAGAATGTTGACATCAGTAATTATGCCGCAACATTACCTGCTATGCTAAAAAGAACTAAAATGGACAAACAAAGTCCTGCTTATCAACAACTTGTTAAAGTAGCAAGAAGTATGAGCAGAGAATCATTTGAACATGTGAATAAAGTATTAGAATATGCTGGCATTACTTGGGAACAATTAGGTTACAAAGTTCTTATTACAGAATCACAATCAGATGTTGTTTTAATACCCCAAAAAGATTTAGAGTTATTTGAATACAAAGTATTAGCAGGAGTTTAAAGTGAAATTTGTAGAAATTTCGAAACCACTTGTTACTCAACTACTTTCAGAAAGTGTATTATTAGAAGCCAAAGAAGGCAAAAACACTCACCTTGAACATTTAGAAGACAATATCTTTAATAAAGGTTTTGCAGGTGCAAAAGAAGCCGTAGACTATCTATACAGTTTACATCAAATGTTAGAAGGAAACAGCAAAGCACCTGTTAGTATGACAACCAAATGGGACGGTGCTCCTGCTATTATTGCTGGCAAAGATCCACAAACAGGTAAATTTTTTGTAGGCACAAAAGGTGTGTTTGCACAAAAACCTAAACTGAACTTTACCCCTCAAGACATTGAACGTAATCATGCTGATCAAGGTGACAAAGATTCTAGTGGTTTAAGAGATAAATTAAAGTTAGCATTAAAATTTTTAGGTAGATTAAATTGGGACACAGTTGCACAAGGTGACATGCTGTTTGCTGGTCAAGAAGATATTAAAGAAATAAACATTGATGGCGAACCCCACATAGTTTTTAAACCAAACACAATCACATATGCTGTACCAAAAGACAGCGAGTTAGGTAAACAAATTCAAAATGCAGGATTTGGTATTGTGTGGCACACAGAATATGTTGGCGGTCCAACACTAGCAGACACAACTGCTAAATTTGGTTTTGACAGCAGTGTGTTAGGTCAAGCCAATGGAGTATGGCACAGAGATGCTAGAATAAAAGATTTAAGTGGTACTGTAACCTTTACTAAAGACGAAAGTAACGATTTATTGAATACTATAAGTGAAGCAGATAGTTATTTAAAAAGTATAGATGCTAACACATTCAGTTGGTTAGAAAAAGGCACTGATTTAATAGGCAAAGATTTCTTACAACAATTAAAAGCACATGCAAACAATCAAGTACGTCAAGGATCATTTGATGAGCCTACAAAATTTGCACAAGGTTTTGTACAAAAGTATATAGATTTTATGACAAAAGAAATCAGTAAAGTTAAAACGCAAAAAAGTATAGATGCTAAAACTGCTAAAATGGTACAAGGTGTGAAATTTATCAAAGAACATGTACCTGGTATTGTAGCAGTATATGATTTATATTTAAAAATTATAGAAGCAAAAGTAAAAATTGTTAAAAAATTAGAACAAATTAGACAGATAGGAACTTTTATCCAAACTGATAGCGGATTAGAACTAACAGGAGAAGAAGGATTTGTTGCAGTTGATAGAATGGGTAATGCACTTAAACTAGTAGATAGGCTGGAGTTTAGTAGATTAAACTTTGGTTCAGGAAAACCGGGATCCTAATGTACGAATTTCAACTTATAAATCAAGAACTCGCAGAAAGTAGACTGTACAGAACTACAGGCAGTTTTTCGAGATTGTCTGGCAGAGATATTGCTGATTTATTTTATTTGCAAACGTTATCCACATACATGTTTGTTCTAGACAGTAAACAACATGATTATGGTATTGCATATGCAACTAAAACATGTCAATACGGGCCATATGCAGTTTTTAGAACAGCCGCAACAGATTTATATCTACTAGGATTTGTAATCAACAATCCAGATTACGGTAATTTAAAAATATCTGGTTCGGATAGATCTCTATTAAAATCTTTATCATTTCAAAACAGAAAGCATTTCATGTTTATGCAGAGACTTGCAAAAGATGCTGTAAGCAAAAGTGATGCAACTACATTTTTATTTAGATTAGAATCACAATTAAAAATAGAAAATCCAATATTTAAACAAATGCGAAGATTGATAGTTGATTGGCAAAATTTGAAATTTTCTCAAAGACAAATGGTTATAAGTAAATTATTACAAAATATTAGATCTAAAGGTAGAGGTAGTGAGATTTTCACACACATAAGTTCAATGAGTACAAGAAGAGAACTTAAACCTTTACCACAAAAATCAGATACATTAAAACGTGCGGCGGCAACAGCAATTGGAGCCTATGCAGGAAGTAAAGTACTTCCGAAACTTACCAAAGGTAAACTCGGCTCAGTTAGCGGTGCAGGAATTGGTGCAGTAGCAGGATATTGGGCTAGTGGAAGAAAAAAAATATAATTTTATTTTACATATAGGACCACGCAGAACTGGCACTACATATCTGTACGACTTATTTCATCAGTCTCCTCTTCATATTAGGCAAAAAATAATGCCGATAAATCCTTTTGAAATGTTAGATAAACATTTACAAAGATTGAATGATAATAAAATAACACCGGCTGTTTAT